GCTGCCTGTGTAATGTTACAGATTGTTCTTATTGCAGGATAAATGAAGTCATAAACTTCTTTTGTAGGTGCTAATAATCTGTAAAAACCGTTTGCTCCCGCAACAGCGCCAGGTGCAGTAGCCAACGTATTTTTAAGATCAAAGCTTGCCCCTGCTACCAATGTATCAATAGAAAAATCTAATCCGTTAAGCTCTGTGTGGTTGGAGTTGTAGATTCTTACAATACTATTTTCCGCAAGCCCTGTTGTAGTTGCTGTGCTGTACTGCGGATTAACGTTATTTGTTCCAGCTGTAACCGCACGCCATCCAGATTGATATGTTGTAGGATCTGAGCTGTCAATGTATTGGAATGCAGAAGCAACAGAATCAATAGCTAATGTTTGGTCAGCTGCTGGGTGGTATTCTACTAACCCAGAAGTTCCCATGCCACGTTGCCAAAATGTTCTAATTGATCGATCTTGGGTTGCACCATCAGCTTGTGTATAGTTAATGACTTCCATCCAGTCAATGTCTGAGCGCAGCTTAAGGGTCTTGGCTGCTCCATCTGATGTAAAGTACCCTTGTTGAATTATTGTATCGCCGTACATAATTATTCCTTTATTTTTAAGAACTTATACAAATTAACGTAAAGTAAACTTCAAGTTCGCGATGAACTCGTCGTTTGTAACTCTACCTGCATAAGCCATCTTCCAACCTATTGTAGCGTTCAAATACAATGGAGCTACAGGGGCACCATAAAGGAAAGAAGAGGTATAACCATCTTGCTTAACTATTGTGTAAGCATCTCTTCCTACAATAAAGCAAGAGTAAACATTAGCTCCAAGCAAAGATGCATTAGATGCATAGTGCCCTTTTGATGAAACAAGCACGCGTACGTTTCCAATTGAGCCTTCTTCAGCTGGAAGACCCATGTTTGCATTTCCGTAGTTATTCTTGTTGATGAAGTTATTCATTGCGTTAAGATCTGTAATGGCTTTAGTTGAAGTCAATCCAAGAAATGCATCACGGACAGGTGCTGTTCCAAATCTGTTTTCACCTAAAATGTTGTCTGTAATAGTTCTTGCATTTTGATTGCGTAATGTTGTTGTAACCGCAGAGAAATCTGATTCTGTTAACTCTGTAGGGACATCACCATTCACACCTGCAACAGCATTTAACGCTGTTGCTCCAGCTGCAAGAATGTCTCGTGTAAGTTGGTCTTCTGTTTCACGCATGCTAACACCAAGTCGGATGGTAGCTGCATTTAAAACATCATCCTGAGAAGTAAGCTGACATTGTTCATTGATTTCTAACCATTGGCCATAAAATTGAACTTCTACATCCAAATAGTTTGCAACTAAGTTCGATGATGGAGGTGTAACGCCTGTGTTTCCTAGTGGAACCATAGCTGTACTCAGAGCATCGTATCTTTTCATACGAAGATATTTACCGCTATTTTTAGGCATTGTTCTTTGGTTTGCTGCAAGTGTATGAATAAAAGAAGCTTGAGGTGTTGCCAACAAGCCGCGTGAATAATATTTCAAGACGGCTGGTGACATTGTATCGGTCGTAACAATCATCTTATTATTTTTTTTAATAAGTAAAAAATAAAACACTGCTAAACGAGCCTGACGAAGTCTCAGCGAGGCTAGGCCTCTACGTCGATTTGAATTGGCGAGATTCTGTACGCCTAAAAGATAAGCCCGAAGGCTAAGTTTTGGATTGCGATCTCCAAGAATACGCAAGTAAAGATTAACAAGAAAACGAATTCACGCGCAATAGAAATTAATAACGGATGGTGCAGCAAATAGGAGAGAGGAAAAAACTACACCACCCGTCTAGTAGGCGAAAGCCTAATGCTTTTACTACTTACCTTTCTTTTTCTTCTTAGATAAGTCAGCCACAGATAGAGAAATTGCAATCGCTTGCTCGCGACTCTTCACCTTGGGACCCTTCTTGCTCCCAGAGTGAAGCTTTCCTTCTTTAAACTTCTCCATCTCTTTTTGAACAACTGCTTGTTTTTGTTTTTTAGTCTTTGGCTTCTTACTAGGCATCTTAACTCCTTAAAAACTAGAACGTTTCAACATCTCAGAATAGACGCGCGCAGCTTCATCAGATGAAAGATCATCAGAATAATCACTGGCCTTAGATAAAGCACTATCTCCAGTCTGTGGCGAAATGCTGGCAGCAACCTTAGGCATCGATAGATTCTCATCTATCTTGCGAGACTCCTTAACAATGTTAGCAATTCTCTTCTTGGCCTTAGGCGGAACGTAAATCTGAAGATCCTTGATCATTGTATACGCAGTTAACGCTTTAGAATATAGATCTGGATTAGCGTTAAGAGACTGTGCAATCTCAGGCTCTCTTGCAGCTAAGATTTGAAGGTTCTCTTGCGTCACAACATCGTCAAAATCATTATAGCGCTTCTTAATCTTACTCTCGGTGAGGGACATGTTAGCTTGCGATTGATACTGTCCAAGCTGCGCGTTTACCTTGTTTAGCTTGTTAACAATCTTCTTAAGATGCTTCCCCTCAATTAGATCATCATCATTAAAATTAAATTCTTCATCGTCATCAAAACGCTGCTTGGACTGTTGATGCTTCGAGGCATTAATTTGTGCTAGAAGCTCATCTCTTTCTCGTTCGGCTTTGCGCTTTAATTCCCTTAAAGTTACGAAGTTTTTGGCCTCCGGAGTCATTGCTTCATCTGAATCTGAAGTATCTTCAACAGCTTCTTTAACTACTGGTGCCTCCTTGGACTCTTGTGGTTGCTCAGCCACTTCTTGCTCAAGAGATTGCTCTTCTATATCTTTGGGTGCCGCAACTTCTTCTTTAAGCGGAGCTTGAGCCACATCTTGTTGATCTGGAGCTTCTTCTTTATAGTTTGGATTCATAAATTCTGAACTGGACTGTATAGCCATAATTTCTCCTATTGCCTAATCTCTTTAAGCTTGTCTTCTTCTAGTTCTAATGAATATTCTTTCTCTCCATTATATTTACGCATAAGCTCGCCTAATGTACCATCAGAAAAGTCTAAAACGTACTTTAATAACTCTTTCTCATGTTTAGCAGCCTCAATAACATTACTCTTGAGAGTAATGCAAGACTCTTTATCCGGAATAACCCATAACTCTTCAAGCTTGTTATCCGCGCGGCTGTAATGGTAAACAATTTGATCGTAGTTAGGAGTGGGACAGGTAAGCCTATGAAGAAAGATGCTGCGAACTATTCGATCAGCTATCCTTTCACGCTTCCTTAAAACAACTACAAAGAAATCTCCATGTCTTTGTTTGATACCATCCTGAATGCATATTTCTAGGTTCTTGTTATATCCAGATAACATCTGCTCAGCAAGATCTAAAGCCCGAACGGGTTCATGCTTATCGCGTGCCTGCTGGTTAAACTTATCAAGCTCAACAGATAAATTTTTCTTCTTCGACATTCATTATTCTCCTATTTAATACAGAATGGGCGCCAGTGATTAGACGCCCATAAAATTAATCGAGGGGACTAATTCTTTGTATTCTTCTTATATGCAGAATTCTTTCTTGCTTGCTCATCACTGTATGCCATGCCTGTGTCATATGAAGGAGTTGATCCAACTGGCATTTCCCCTGCAGATGTAACCTTGTTGTCCATAGGAAATACGCTAGATCCTGAATTGCTCTTTGGCATGCTGCCCATATCTTTGTCGGAGTAGTATTTTTTTGCCATTATCTGTCCTTTTCGGAAACTGATTACCTAAAAAGGTAACCAAGGTTAATAAAACACCTCTATCCTAAAAGTTTTACATCCAATTGACGATCCGTATCATCATCTTCTGTAAAATCTTCACTAGAGTCTTTTTCACAATCAGTTTGTTCTATTTTGTCTTTGGAAGGCAAGCAAAATTCCTCGCCCATATACAGCCCTGTCTCAATTTTTTGTAAGAGGACATGGTCGATCTTAGCAATCTTATAAATTTCATTCAATTTACACGCGTTATAGGCCGCTGATACCAAAAAGATTAAATTCATAATTATTAACCAAAAAGTCATATCAACTCCTTAAAGCTAAACCTAAAACTTCAAACAGAAACTCTATTGTCTCAATAATTGACATAAACTATACGTTAGCCTGGACTGCCAGCCCTTGCTTCGAAACTTGTTCTTGCGATTTAAGCGCGTTAGATAACTGAATTAATTTCTCAAGCTGAGCCAAATCTAATTGCTCTAACTCTGACATAGCTTTCATCTTATTTAACAATGCTTGTTCATCATCCTTGTTAGCCTCAGCGATATTTGCTATTGCCATAGCGCGGTTCTCAGGAATCCTAGAGAATCTTTCAGCCGCTAAACCTTGATCTGCCTTTGCTCGCGATGACGCAAGTTCGGCCTGCGCTTGTTGTAATTGCATTGCAGACTGTTGCTGCATCTGTGCTTGTTGGGCTGCGGCTTGCTTCTCTTGATCTATAGCTTTAATAAGCTCTGACTTGTTTTGAACAGTAACCGACTCAAGCAGGACGCTATCCGGTATTGTGACCCCAACTTCTCTAAGATGTAATAACTGAGCCAGCTGCATTTGTTTTTGGCTGGTAGTATTAATACCCTCTTCAACGTTAGCGTCATATTTACCGAACGCTTTATTATAAAACTGTGGCGATGGCTGCTCAGCTAAAATCTTTTGTATCTTCCCAGGCTTAAAATTAGACTGGATTATCGAGATAGCAGCACGTCCGATCAGCTTCATTGAATAGTCAAGCCCATCAAACAAACCCTGAAGCGTAGTCAGCCCAGCGCCCTGCCTAAGTTGTGATAAGATCCCAGCCTTGTCATCAGTAGCCGAGCCTAAAAGCTCCTCGTTAACACCAGAAATCTGATTAATCTCGTTAGCCAAAGAAGCAGAAAGCTCCATAACAGATGGTGGAATCTGTCC